AGACCCTAGGACAATGGAGAGAAGGTTTCGTATAGCTCATATAGAAATACCGAGAGGTCATGGGAAGAGTTTGATGGCCTCTCAAATGGTTTTATACTTTCTTGCCCTAGATAACCCAAAAGGAAATGAGATAAGCACAGCTTCTACCAAGGTAGATCAAGCAAGAATCGTATTAGATTCCGCACGAGCTATGGCATTGAGTAACGGAAAATATCTAAAAGCCACAGGGGTAGAAGTATTAGCACACAGAATAGTACACTCTAAGTCTAATTCTTTCGTAAGAGCATTATCATCGGATGCAAAAAGCTTGGATGGTCTCTCAGACATACTTTGCGTAATGGATGAATTACATGCGGTAGATAGAAAATTATTTGACGTAATTTATTCGGGTATGTCTAAGAGAAATGACTCTCTGTTATTATGTATCACAACGGCGGGAATGAATAACGATGGTATAGGGTATTCTCAATCTCAATACGCAAAAAAAGTATCCCTAATGGAAGTGGAAGACGATCAATTTTTTTCTATTATTTATACCATTGACGATGACGATGACATTTTTGACGAGAATACATGGAAAAAGGCAAACCCCAATTATGGAGTTTCAGTAGACCCAATAACTTTTGAGGCCAAAGCAAAGAAGGCCCAAGTAACTCCTTCGGACATACCAAACTTTAAAGTGAAGCATCTTAATATGTGGTTGTCAGAAGCCAACGCATTTTTTGATATGATGAAGTGGGACGCTTGTGCGGACAATACTTTAGACCTTGAGAAATTTAAAGGTAAGACTTGTTTTATTGGAATAGATTTAGCATCCAAAATAGATTTAACTGCAAATATAAAAGTGTTTAGGGAAAATGGAATATATTATATTTTCCAGAAAGCGTATCTCCCTAAAGATACTTTTGAAAAAGAATATAATACTCTTTATCATAACGCCGAAGGAACCGAACTTGTAGTCACTCCGGGCGAAGCTATAAATTATGAGTATATTGAGAAAGGTATTTTAGAAGATTGTAAAAACTTTAAAGTGGATTCAGTTCACTACGACCCGTGGCAAGCCACCCAGTTATCTCAAAATTTAATGAAAGAAAGAGTGAATATGGTAGAGTTCAAAATGAACACTGCAAACTTTTCGGAGCCAATGAAAACTCTGGACGCTCTTATCCGACAAGGAAAGGTCAGACACAACGGAGGCCCACTATTGAGATGGTGTATGTCCAATGTCGTAGCAAAAGAAGACCACAATCAAAACGTATTTCCAAGAAAGTCTTCCGAAAAATTAAAAATAGATATGGCAGTGGCATTAATTATGTCAGCCGCAGGTTGGATTGTTAAGCAAGAAACAAAATCTATATATGAGACACGAGGCATAATTAGTCTGTAATTTTTTCAAAAATATTTTATTTTTCATATACATAAAGTATGTTGCAAAAATGTTAGAGAATACCCCGTACATACTTTCTTCCGACAATACATATCTAGTGAATAAAAATACTGGAAGGAGGTTAAATCAATTTTTGGATAAAGATGGGTACATCCGATACTCTATTTACAAAAATAGTAAAAAAGTCAAAGTGTCTTTACACAAAATAATTGCTCATAAGTATTTGGGAGAATGTCCAAAAGGGTTGGTTGTAAATCATATAGATGGGAACAAATTAAATAATAAACCAAACAATCTAGAATATGTTACCCCTACAAGAAATACTGAACACGCAAAAGAATTAGGATTGATACCGAATGGACTAAACCATAATCAATCTAAATTGGATGTGATAAAACTGCTTACAATATACACAGTCTACTTATCTGGTAAATCTCACAGAGAATCACTATCTAAAACTTACAAAATATCGAAACAAGGAATATCTAGAATATGTAGAGGAGAGAATTATCCAGAACAATATAGATTGATAGTAGATTATTCTTATTCCCTAGATGACAAAAGAAGCTTATTTAAGGACAAAATAAGACATGATGCAATACTAGAGGTGCTTAGATTGAAATACGTGGAGGGTAAGACAGTAAATTTTATAACTATTGAAACAAAATTAAGTCAGAAAATGGTTAAAAAAATATTAAATAGGTTTACTCAACAAGCAATAGATAGACTTTACATACCATAACTTGCCAAATATCCTAGAGTCTTAGGAGGCTCTAATGGGCAAGTTAATCGAACTACATAAAAGCAAGACATTTACCATCGAGAATAAAGGCGAAACTACCGCAGAAATATTTATTTATGGGAACATAGGGGATAATCCGTGGGATGAGACTTCTATCTCAGAAAAGAAGATAGTTTCAGAGCTTCAAAAACTACCTAAAACAATAAAAAATATAAATGTTCGAGTAAACTCTGGGGGAGGTGCGGTTTTTTCTGGGGTAACTATTTACGAACTTTTAAAAAACCATCCTGCAAAAGTTACTGCCTATGTTGAGGGAGTGGCGGCATCTATAGCATCTGTAATCATCATGGCGGCGGACGAGATCGTGATGGGAGAGGCGGCTATGTTAATGCTACATAAGCCACTGGTAGCTATTTATGGGAATACAATCGAACTGGAAAAAATGATCGACATCTTAGATAAAATAGAAAATCAAATGATATCTATCTACGCAAAAAAGACTAAAAAATCTAGAGCAGAGCTTTCAAAGATTTTAGCAGATGAGACGTGGTTTACGGCAGATCAAGCAATAGAAATGGGACTAGCTGATAGATCGATGGCCTCTACAGACGAGTCTAGGTATTTGGCGGCATCTATTATAGAAGGCGGTAATTTTAGAAACAAGCCTTCAGTTAAATCTTCTAACGCACTTGCTAAAGACAAGTTAAAAGAATTGACGAACAACGTGAATGTATTTTTAAATAAGTAAGAAACAAAAAGTTTTGCTCGCTCCATGCGTAGCTACTTTTTTCTTGAAACAACAACCTATAGGAGACTTTCACATGAAAACTTTAGAAGAAATGAGAGCGAGATTATCACAAATCCTTGCTAAACTAAACGAGTTCAATGCACTTGAAACTTTGGACGACAACTCAGTTGATGAAATCAACGCTTTAAACGATGAGTTTACTGGATTAAAAAAACAAATCGAAGCAAAAGAAAAATTAGAAGCTATGAACGCTTCTGCAAATATTCCTGCTAGAAAAACTGCTCCTGAAGCTCCACAAGCTTCTGCTCCAAGAGTACAAGTTGTTGAGCCAAAAAATAACGGCTTCAAAAACTTTGGAGAATTTTTAGCATCTGTTAAAAAAGCGGCAGGTGGAGAAGTGGATAAGAGATTCTTAAACACTATGTCTACAGGCGTAGATGCTGAAGGTGGATTTCTAGTTCCAGACGAATTTATGACAGACGTTACTAAGCGTTTAGAGTCAGATGAGTCTTTACTTGCTAAAACAAAGCAATTTGTTGTTAGCTCAAACAACCTTACTCTTCCAAAAGATGAGTCTCAACCTTGGTCTGGCGGTGTTCAAGCTTCTTGGTTAGCTGAAAATGCTCAATACACAGCTACAACTCCAAACACACTTTCTGAAGTGTCTTTCAAGTTGAACAAGATTGGTGCTTTAATCCATATCACTGACGAACTAATTGCAGACGCAGTAGCTCTTGAGTCTTACATTCGTGGAATGGCTCCTACAGCTATTATGCACAAAATTAACGAAGCGATTATCAATGGTAACGGGATTTCTAAACCATCTGGTATCCTTGGTTCTACTTTCACAATTGAAGTAGCTAAAGAAGTTGGTCAAGCGGCGGACTCAGTTGTTGCTAAAAACATCATCAAGATGTACTCAAGAATGTTACCTGCTTCAAGAGGAAACGCTGTATGGTACATCAACGCAGGTGTTGAAGAGCAATTAAGATTTATGAAAGACGATGCAGGAAATTACATTTACCTAGCACCGGGCAGTCAAATGAATCAAGCTCCATACGGATTATTACTAGGAAGACCTGTAATGCCAATGTTAGGAGCTTTACCTCAACTTGGTGACAAAGGCGATATCGTTTTTGCAGACCTTTCTTACTACTACTCTATCGTTAAGTCTGGCGGTATGAAACAAGCTATTTCTTCTCATTTAAAATTTGATTACGATGTTCAATCGTTCAAGTTCACAATGAGATTAGATGGTAAGGTTCCATTCTCAACTCCAGTTACTACTCAGTACGGAGCTTACCAAATGTCAGCTTTCGTAGTTCTTGCAGACAGAGCATAATTAAAACTATAGAGGGGAGAAATCCCCTCTTCTAATTTTAGGGCCGATGGCCCTTTTTATTTATTGAGGTAAATATGAAACTATTATTTAAAGCTCCTGGCCTAGTAAACGGAAAAGTTGTTTTTGAGGCAGGTAAAATTTATGAAATCTCTGACGATTTAGGGTCTGCAACACGTTGGATTAAACGTGGTGCTGAAGAAGTTTTTGAGGGAGAGGTGGCAGAACCACTTGTGTCAAAACCTGAAGTTAAAGAAGAAATTAAAGTAGAGGGCGAAGAAGAAATTGCCAATGAAGAAGTTAAAGAAGAAAATAAGAAAGGAAAAACTAAAGTTAAAGGTCTTTAAGTATGAAATTCTTCAACTTCTTCAATAAAAAAACTAAGGAGGGTTCCGTCCAAGTTCCTAGAGTGAATACTGGGATTTCTGGAGGAACTGTAGTAAACGAAGATACATCAATGATGATATCTGCTTACTATAGAGGTGTAATTTATCTCTCTTCTCAGTTAGCGAAACTGCCAGTTCATATAAAAGATTCATCGAATAAAATATATGAAGATAGCAATATTTCATATTTGTTGAACGTACAACCAAACCCTGAGACGACTGCATACCATTTAAAATTATTTTTATATCAGTGTGCGATTAATACAGGACACGGATACGCAGAGATTGAAAGAACAATAGACGGAAGACCTAAAAACCTTTGGCCGATAAACCCTAGAAGAGTTTCTGCCACTAGAGATAGTGAAGGAAATCTTTGGTATCAAATCTCC